CCAGAAAAAGTTGTAGTACCCATGAGAGACTCCTGTCGGGGTAAGTGTCAGCCACACCATGCGGCTGTCAGGGATGCGTTTACAATACACGACCTATAAATAAAAAGAAAGGGGCGAGTTTCCCCGCCCCTCTCGTAATCTACTCCGCAAAGAGTATTTCTTATGCCGCGCCTGCTGTACCGAATACGGAACGCCAATCAGACACGCCGAACGAGTAACGCTCACGAGCCTTGAAGCGCATGTTGCCAGTGTCAAAGTCACCTTCCATTGCAGTCTTAATAGGTGTGCGTTGGAAGTATTTGAAACCGTTTGGCGCATCAGTTTTGATGAAGTATGCGTCTGGATCAGTAAGGAAGTGGTTAACCACTGCACCGTCCGGAATCATGCCCATCGACTTGGTTGCGTTGACATCATTGTCAGCACTGCCGGGACGCAGGGTAGAACTGATCAGACGTTCTGCAATGAATTGCAGTTCTTTAGGAATGATCAATTTCTTGCCTTGTACGGCAATCTTCAAACCGCGCTCATCAGTCAGGCCCGCAATATCGATAAGCATTTGCTCAAGCGATGTTTCGTTCAAGTCTGCTGGAGTAGTCAACTGATTGCGTTGATTACCCGTCAAAGAGGGGTGCGCAGCAGAACAAAGAGCAGCACCGTCACCAACAGGTGAGCCAGTACTAAACGCGTTGTTCAAAATTGCAGCCGCTTTGATTTGCTTGGTTTGCGACATAGACCGAGCCAATGCACGGGTATAACGTGCAGCAAGACGGTCATATAGGTTGTCTTCAATCGCTTCTTCAGTGATTGAAAATGCCAGAGCGATGGTTTCGTGTGTGTAACGCGCAGTGTATGTTTCCTGTGCGTCATCAAACGAAATAGCCCCACCTTCACCTTTGACAGGAGCAGTCCCGAACCCTCCAAGCATAACTTCTTCCTCAAACGCCCTGTCCGAAGACTCTTGGTCGAAGATTTCAGAATGCTCGTTTTCGTAACGGTCGTACTCTAGACCAAAAAGCGCGTTAAGGCCGGGTTCCAGCTCTTTCGCTAGTTGTGCGCGAGAGATAGCCATTTTCTATGTCCCTTCCTTATACGCCAGTTGAGTTCGCGGTAGTTTGCGAATCAAAACTGCGGGTGCCAGCATTAAAGTGAGCGTTCAAACGAACCAACAGGTGTGCGCCTGCGGATGCATAATCACTGTTTGCAGCATCATCAACCAAACCAACAATGCGCAAAGGCAATGTTGCTGTAGTTGCAATGGTGCTTACGCCCAATTGCGAAGTAGAACGACCATTTGCAGTCGTGCCTGTCCGTGCTGAAGTGCCTAAAGAAGCGTTTGCAAACACAGCCGCAAGTGCAGTTGCACGGTCGGTCAAGGTTGCATCTGCCGCTACGACAAACAGTTGGTCAGGGTTGTCAGCTACAAGGGCTTTAACCGGATAAGCAGTATTAACGCTTACCGAGGCAGAGCCGGGCCAGTAGTTCAAAAATACGGTCTTCTTCGTAGTTGCATCGACATATTCGACGCCCATAAGAACACCAAGAGCAGCAGTTGTGCCGCCATTAGTGGCACCAGCATGGGCAATAACACCAGCCGAAGTTGGAGTTACGATACCATACTGGTAAATTGGGTCGGCATTATCCGACGCAATTTCATATGTTGTAAGGCCTGTGCTATTTACTGCACTGCCTACAAGTCCTACGGGACGAAGACCAAAAGAAGTTTCGGCATTTGCCATCACTTTTCTCCGTCATTCATGGTGCCGCTATTTACGCGGGCCACCAAAGGTTACACGAGATTGACGATCAGGTTTAGTGATCGCCATCGTTGAATGCGAGTTTTCCCGCATCATGTCGTGATCTACTGCGCTCATTTGGTCTTGGCTCTTTCCAGCGAAATAAGCCGTCCGTTCTGCAATAGTCTCAACAGGAATGCGCGCAAGAATTAGTCCGCCGACCCCAAAAACGCCTTCATACTTTCCTGAATCAATAACAGGTGACTCAAAGTCAGGATACTCGTCCTTACGAACAAGCTCATAACCTTCACGCAAACGAGAAGAAATATTTTTACGGTCATCAAAACCGCGAACCTCTGCTCGAATCCACCTATGTTTGTACCCTTCGGGTGCAGGAGGAGCATCAAGTGCTGATGGAGGAGCCCATGGACGGCGTTGCGCCGTTTTTTCCCTAGTCTCCGTTGTACGCGAAGAGCGGTTGATGCCCTCGAAACGATCTTTTGTATTCTCAGTCATCTACTTAATCCTTCACATATCTTGCGTATTGTTCAACAGTTAAACCCAATTTTCTTGCAATAGCGACCTGAGTCGGGGTTAGTCGAACTTTTCTAGTACCGCGCGCAGGAGCCGAATTAGTGCGGGAAACCCCGGCAACCGTCTGTGCGACACGTTTGCTAGATCCCGAAAGTTTGTGCGGAAACTCATTGCGAAGCCTCCGATCCAACTCAGTATAGTACTCATTTGCTTGCGGGTCAAACCCTTCGTCTTCAACGAGGCGTTTATGTATCCCAAAAGCCGCAAAAGTCATGGCTTCATCTTGCCCAAACCATACGTTCTTCTCCGCCCACGCTTCCGCTTTAACATCTGGGCGGCGCACTTGCTGCTGTTGCTGCTGCTGTGGCTGTTGCTGCTGCTGGGGTTGTTGAACGTATTGAGCCTCATTTTCTTTTTGGCTCTTTACCTGTTTGTATTTCTCAGCAGCACTGTAAAGCTGGGACAATTGACGCTGTGCATTGACCATAGCTTCTGAATCGCCAATTTCCACAGCACGTTTTAATGCCGCTTCAGCTTGGGCTGTTTCCATGCCCAAACGACCACCATACTCCGTCAAATAACCCGTATCCAGTTGTTTCATTCGGGTTTTTAACTGAGTGGCTTCTTGCTGAACTTGTTGTGCAAAACGAATTGCTTCGTCTTTCTGACGTTCCGCTTCCCGCATTTTTTTAGTCAGACGGTTGATCCGAGTTTGCGCGCCATCCGTATGACGTTCATGTTCGGACCTATCATCTTCAGAATCAGATGTATCAGACTCTGATACATCTGATTCTTCTTCTATTTCTACTTCTTCTTCTTGAGCGTCTCCAACGTCGAGTTCAACCTCGTTGTCGGACGAACTATATTTTTCGCCAGCCATGATAACTCCTATAAACTTAAAATATCTTCGGGATCGCCAATTGTGGCCAAAATCTCATCATCATTGATGACACGGACTTCTCCGCCATCAATTCTAAAACGAGATCCCGCGTATCGAGCAAAGATTACCCAATCACCCGTCTTGCACCATCCGCCTTGTGGAAATTTGTTTTTGTCTTTGTAGCAAAGCTTGCCCTGCTTTAAGACGTAGCCCACAACAGTAGAAATGTTTCCTTCTTCTACCACTTTATCTGGCAAAAAGAGGCCTCCTGCGGTCTTTCCTTTGCCCCTATAAGGCAAAATTAGCATACGCCAGCCGGTGGGCTCTGGCATACGGTCAATCAGGGATTGCGCCATTTTAGTGGGGTCTAAGACGCGTTCCTCTGGAGCGACGTACATATTTTCGACGGCTTTCGCCACCTCCGATAAGTCTATTTTAGTCATCCATTAATTCCTGTTTTTCTAGCAGGTCCGATAGGGCCTGAGCGATGTAGTTAAGCATCTCCAGAGAACCCATAAGGTACTGGTAATGCTCCATATCCCGAACGGAATTGCTTTCCATTACGTCGAGAAGCATCGATTTTCTGTCTTTTATTGCCCGTTGTACGAACTGAACAATGTCCAGATTATCCATATTTAAGTCCAATCGTAGCTTTTTCTATAGTCTACGATTAATACCTAGCATATCCCATATGGACAATCTAGAAAATTGTTCGGCTAGGTCAAACATTTCCTAGCAAGATTTAAAGCTGCCGCCGCGCATAGCTGCGCCCATGCCACGTTTTTCGCCAGAGATCATTTTGCCCGTGGCAGTATTTGGGGTAGCTTCCGTAGTTATCTTTGCATACGGAATGCTGCCTTGGCCCTTGATCTCTGCTTTATTTACAGCCACAGCACTTGTTGCTGGGGGTGCCCCGTTTACTCTAACCATTGTCATTGCTGTCTCCTTGAAGCTAATTGTAATTGCATGTTCGCCCGCATTTTCTCACGTTCTGCGGATTGACGCAACTTCTCAAGCGCAAGACTTTGAGTTTGTTGCATCCGTTGTTGGAACTCTTCCGAGCGTGTTTGAGCTTTTTGCTTGTCAAGCTCAAGTTCTGATTGGTCTTGCTGGATATTCGCTTGGACCTGTGTTTCTTTGATTTGAAGCTCTTTTTCTTTTAGAGCAATCAAAGGATCTGTGCCCGTGCCTTCGCCGTTGATTTGAGCGCTGATCTCTTTGAGTTTTTGTATCTCTTCTGCAATGTACTCCGCAATCAAGCCCTCAATTTGTATCTGCATCTCTTCGTTAGGATCTTGCCCTTGCATCACGCTTTGCGAATCCGCCATTGCGCGCTCTTGCGCTTTAATCTTGCAGTGTTGAAAGACGTGCTTTTGCATCGCCATTGCAACATCGGGCATATTAGCAACAATTGGAGAAGACCCAAAGATCATGTGCGCCATAATGTGCGCGTCATGGTTTTGTCCGTCAAATGCTTCCAGCTTTATCGTATCCAACGCATCAATGTTTTCTTGCGCAGGATCTTTTGGCGCGGGCTCTTCAACATTCTGTGGTTTTAAAATCTTGTCGATATCCCGCACACCCAGCGCTTCGTACATGCGACGGTACGCTTCGTACTGATCATGTAGCTCAGGCGCTTGCGCAGCAAGTTGAAGCTGCGTTTGAGCCAAAGCAATACGCTGGGATTGGCTGAAAATGTTTGGATTTGATACAGGGACGATATCAACCCGATCATCAAAGTCCGTTGCCATAATAGTCTGATCGCCGCCCTGTACAGAATAAGGATATTCTTGTGGCAGCGTTTCGGACATCAAGCGAGCCATGATCTTGAACTCTTGACGCATTGCGTAGTGCAGACGCTTGTGAATGGCAGACATCACACGAGTGCCTTGCTCCAATAGCGCAACCGTCGTACCAACCGCCGCGTTCTCGTTGCCTTCGCCCACTTTAAGATCCGTAATCGTAGCAAAGCGCTGCCCTGCTTCAACCACAAAACCCATAAGCTGGAACAACGTCTGGTCTGGTCCTTTGAACGGCAACGGCATCAAGCCATCACGGATCGCGCCGCCGGGGCTGTCAACATCACGGAACTCGCCGGGCTGCAAAGGCTCGCTGTCATCACGAATACGGAAGCCGCGGGTCTTGAACCCCGCAGGTAGATTCGATAGCGTACCCGCATCGATCAACTGACGAAGCGCCGCGGTAGCTGTGCGCGACAGGCCGCCAATTGTGTGAATTAAACCTAAGCCGTAGAACCCAAACCCCGGCAAGAACTTATAATGCACAAAGTATTGAATCTTGCGGCGCTTATCGTCTTCTTCCGCAAAATTGCGACGGATAGACAAAATAGCCCCAGAATCTTCCGCAATCGTCACGATATACGGTACGCGGATTCCGGTCTCTTCTCCGTCTTCGCCAATGTCTTCAAAACCGGGCAAATCAAGATCAATGTGGAACTCTAACAACGTAACGTCGTAATCAATACTCGATGCTTGCTGGCCATCAATGATGTCCCGAATCTTCGTAGGATCATCGTCCATGGCCTGCGAAACGTGGACCTTCACGTCATCACGGTAGAAACCAGATACCTGAAGCTTGCGGACCTCGTTCCACGGCATACGGATTACTTGCGCAACAAAAGGCGCAGTCTCAATGTCCGAAGCATCGTAAGGAACAATCAAGTTCTCCGCAGGAACAAACTTGCTCACAATGCGGTCTAGGCCAACATCAAAATAAGTCTTCTTAAACGCAGATCCCGCCAACGGCAGATTAAACAGCAATTGGTCAAACTCAGGAGTATACTCCTGCATCACGTTCATCGTGTAGTAATTCATAAAGTCCTTAACGCGGTTGCCCTGCGCCACTTTTTCCGCAGAAGCCTCGCCCAGCACTTGTGTGCGAACGGGCCCGCCCGCAGGAAGCAACTCGTTGAACGCTTGCGCTTGAAACTGAATAGCCGCCTCGGCCAACAAAGGATGGGTCACGCCCGTCGCACCGCGGAACGGCTGTGTGCGCTCTTCGTATTTAAACCCAAGAAGCTCAAGACCCTTAGAGTACTCTTGCTCCCAGTCCTCACGGCTGCCCTTAGCCGAATCAAACTGCGACATCAAATCATTAGAAATAGAGCCTAAATCGCCATCGTCCAGAACCTCCGCCAAGTTCTCAAAGAAATCGCCAGTGTCCTCGCCGTCCCTCGCAGTCGGGTCAAAGTCTACCGTAACCCCGCCGTCCTCCATTTCCTCAACTTCAATTCCATCGGCGTAAGGTTGTGATGAAGAAACTAAAGTTCCGGGCATTTCTATCTGAATATCTGTTTCCATATCCTGAAGCGCAGGATCGCTATTCATGCGCTCCATAAACGAAACAGGTGGTGTGCGTGGTGTTAAAGCCATAAAAACCTCCAAAGATTGCCCTAAATTAGCACGGCATTCGTATATTTACTAGCGGAACATGTTGCGCGCTGTCTGATTCAACGATCCAATGCCATAAACAGGGCCGCCATCCATCCTAGCTAAAGGCTGTTCTGACGCGCCGCCTTGATCCGAACGTGATTGTGCCGCACTTTCCGCCTCGGGAATAGAATTAAATCTTGGAAACATCTTTCCCGTTTGCTTTTCATATTCGTAGGCCGCGGCCCACGCGTCGTCGCCCGTCTTTAAAACAGGCTCTCCTGTTTCCACGCTAAACCATATCTGTGGAATATTCCAAACATCTCCATCGGGAGATTCTGTGGTAGAGGTGTACTCAGTAGCCGTGCTTTGGCCCGCAGTTTGTATAGGGCTATGCTTCTCTGGATCAAAGGGCTCTACCGCTTCTTGGAACATGCTCTTTGCAGTGTTGCTCAAAGTGCCAATGCCGCCGTCCGCTGAGTTATCAGGACGAGGCGTGGGCCGCGGCCCTTGGCTCAACATCACATTTTCAAAGGTCAGAGGATCCCGACCGTCTCTATTTACAGATTGAACGTATTGCTCGTACCGCGCCTTGATCTTCGGGACATAGTTAAAGGTTTGCTCTGGCAAACGAGCAGGGTCCGAGCCCTTTTCCTTCCATTCAGTGTACTCTGGAGCGCCCATGTTATACGCACGAAGCCCATCCTCAAGGCTACCGTACCATGTAGACAAACTTTTTATTAGCTTTTTGCCATATGCTACGTTAACTTCAGGGTCCAAAAGTAATGCACGGGCCGTGTTCTCGTCTTCATTTTGAACCTCAAATTCAGGAAACTCTTTCTTAACAAATTCAAAAATAGACGGAGCCCCGTAAGAAGGCTTGGTCCAAGAAGAAGGCTTAATCTGCATTAAGCCAACCGCGCCCTTTTCCGATTTAGCATTTAAATCAAACTTGCTCTCGGTCATTGTAATGGCCTGCACCAAAGCATCAAAGTCGGTGCTTGCCGGAGGCTGCGGAATTGATTCCACATCCAGAAACTCTCCCCCCATACCTACAGGAGGACGAGGCTTTGGCCGCATAATCTCTTGATCCGCGGTCCGCGGCTCGGGCGTCGTTGAATAGGGATCACGAGGTGGCATGAATTATCCTTTAACCCATTATCCCGTAGTACGGCTGTCCCGGAAGCTGCTGGCGGCTTGTTGGATCCATGCCGCCTATTCGGCGATCGCCATATAGATCAGCAAAAGTTGGTGCCGCTTGAGGAGCAGGTGCAGGAACAGGTGCTGCTTGCTGCGCGGCCAACGGATTATAGGAACCGGGGAGCGTTCCATTAACAGGCTGACCATAAACGGACGCCATTTGGGGGCCTACTTGGTAGGGGGTAGCGCCCGGATACATTGGATCACCTTGGCCGGGTGGGCCATAGATAGACCACAGTTGGCCCGCAGGACCGTTAGGGTCTTTTGTCGGGGGGCCTACTTGGCGAGCAGGGTCATTAAAGAAGGCGTCCATTTCTTCTTTAGTAGGCTCGCTAAAAGGAATCGGGTCCGTGGGAAGGGCCCGAGGCGCATTCAACAAATCTTGCGACGTTTGGTTTCCACCAACCATCAAGTCCTGTGCAGAAACCTGACCCACATTCCCGTACATGCCAGAACTAATAGGAGTGTAAACAGGCGGGGCTACAGGCGTTTCATTAACAGTAGGCGCTGGACTTGGGCCGCTACCATTGTCATCGTTGCTATCTCGCTCCATTTGTTGCTGTTGCAAGAGTAAGGCCGCCGCCTTCTGCTCCTCGGTTCGCGTATCGGGGCCAAGAACCTTATTTAAAATAGTCCCAATAAGGCCGCCAGAGTCAACAAAACCCGCAATACCCGTGGGCTCAATGCCAGAGTTAAGTGGCGTCGCACCAATAAAGCTGGCAATAGTTCCCGTCTTTTCCCCGCCAGTAGGGGAATCTTTAGCTTGGCTCTTAGTTTGGAACTCAGGGCCCGCGCGACCGGGACCGCCGCCGTCAA